ATTGCATTTGTTACATTAATATGGATTGGTTCAATAGTATCATTTTTCCAGCAAAAAACTGTGGACATTTTAAAAGTTGATGAGCTGATGAAAGATCTAGTTGATACTATAAAGGGAGATGCAAAATGAAACTACTAATAATACTAATAGTAATGGCTTTATTTGGTTGTGAGAATAGTGTATATATTGAGGATATCACAAATGATATTGAGTTAACCATTAAAAACATTAACAAAGACCAGAAAAGAATATATGATTTACGCGTTACCAACAATACAAATATAATTAGCTATGGTAATGTTGATAATATGGATTCAATAAAGGTTAAAGTAGAGCCTGGAATAACAATTTTAGATCTTTATATTAACGAGTCAATTGTTGAAATCACATATGATATATTAAATGATACTACTGTAGAAATAAGATAATGCCTAAAAAAGAAGCTATAACAGCTATAGCAGGAAGAAACAATATCCTTTATTTATGTGAGGATAACAAGCGAAAATTTATTGAAGGTGACAGGGTTGTTTTAACCTATGAAGAGAAAGCTTCAGGTGATTGGCGAAGTATAAAAAAGATCAGGGCATTGTATGAAGTGGCTTATGAAAATGGAGGAGCTGATTTATATCATTCAGAGGAAGCTATGATTAAAGCTATAAAAATGAAAGCTGGATTGTGGGATTCATTCAAAGATGTAGATGGAAACACTTGCTTTGAGTTAAAGTCCATTGCTTACATTTCAATGACTGATAACGAGAGATGGGAATTTTTAAATGATGCGGTTACAGTATGTTGTGAGCATATATGTAAAACATTGGATGACCAAGCAATGTTTCACGCAATAGATAGATTTTTAGGATTTGCATAGAAAGGGTGTATTATGGAAGAAATATTATTTAGAGGTAAGAGGCTTGATAATGATGAATGGGTAGAGGGTAATAGGCTTAAGATATATGACCAAATATTTATAATTCCTGTTAAGAATGGCCGGTCATATCGTGGCATTGAGAAAACAAGACTTGCTATAGATAGTTGGTTCGAGGTAGACCATAAAACAGTAGGGCAGTATATAGGTGTTGAAGATAGATACGGTAAAAAGATTTTTGAGGATGACTATATAAAAACAAGTTATCTGAACATAGATAAGCATATATGTGATTTTACATCATCAATAGAATATATCGCGGGTGGCTATGTGATTAAATTTAATAGCCAACTTATAAGTATTCGTGAGTGGATGCCAGAAATTGAAGTAATAGGAAACATACACGATCAATAGAAAGGGTGGTAAATAAAATGCAAGACATCAAACACATAACATGCCCAGCATGCAGAAAAATACATATATTTGGGAGTGTACATGATTGTGATTGTACTAAGCTTTGTAGATGTGGTGAGATTATAACTAAGGAAGAGGTGAAGAAGTGAGAAAATGCATAGATTCAAGATCAGACATACCGCAAAAGGTAAAATATCAATTACCTTTATTGTGTGATGACATAATGAAAAGGCGTACATACATAGAAGATGGTGAAAAATACAACACTCTTGAAATCAAAGAAAATGATTTAATTAAAATAATTCACTATATATTAGGAATTTAGTACAACATAATATATATTATTTAAAGGGATAGGCTTAGCGGCTGAAAAAGGTAATACTCTTGTACCTCTTCCCTAATACTTCACAAGAGCGACTTTAAAAGAGAAAAGTCAGCTATAAAATTAATAAATTAATAAAAAGGGTGGTGAAACAATGCTTAAAAAAGCAGAGCAACAAGAGTTATTTAAGATGAAGATAGAGTTAATAAATATTAAAAGCGTTATAGGTTCAGGATATGAAGAAGAGGTTTCAAAACTTGCCATAATAGATAAAATAGCATATAGAGCGGCTAGGAAAAATATGCAAATTCATTCAGCTATAATACTAAAGATTGATGATAAATTTGCAGGGTTTTTTACATATGAAATAAATCATGATGCGAAAGAATATTGCTTATTGCAATCAGCAATGTATCAAGAATATAAGAATGTTAAGATATACCAAAAAATGGTAAATAAAATTATTGAGGGTAATACTTTTGGGTATCCTATGATAATGACTGTTTCAAAAAAACACGATTTGGAAAAACCCTCTGTATTTGAGGAAATAGGCTTTAAGGTAAATATTGATAAGAATGATTTTAAGTACATTTATTATGGTGAGGCTTCTCAGGTAAGACTTAAGTTATTAGCACACACAGCAATGACAAATCTTTGGAAGTCTACATCTGGTTTATGGTTAAAAAATAAACGCGCATGGAATGCAATGATTGAGGAGGCTGGCGAAAAACACAATGTTCTAAATCCAAAATTTGCAAGTCGTGAGGGGTGCTGGCAAGGGTCAAAAGGTTTTTCAAATGTGGTATTATCAAAAAATAAGATAAGAAAAGGCAAGGTAGTCCATGATAATAAAAAATCACTAAACGGAAACGCTTCAGTATTAGATCCCACTGCATGCGAAATTATAGCTAGAATGTTTATGCCTAAAGGTGGTAGGCATGTTTATAATCCTTTTGGTGGTGGTGTTCAAATGGGTTTTGTTGCTGGTGGTTGTGGCTATAGTTATCAATCATCTGAAATAAGACAAAACCAATGTGATACAAATAATGCAATATGCCAAGACTTTGAAGATGTTAAATGGCACAAATCAGATACATCAACTTATATACCAGAAAAGAATAGTGATTTAACTTTTTCATGTCCCCCATATTATAGGGTAGAAAAGTACATTGATTATGATGGCATGCCTCCAGAAGGTGAGATAAACCACCTAGGAAGCTATGAAGAGTTTAGAGATACACTTTTTGAAGGTTATAAAAATGCTATAAAAGTAATGAATGATAATACTTTCTTTGTAGTAATGACAGGTGATAGCAGAAGACCGGACGGGGCTTATTATGGTTGTGAGGCTGAACATGAATTGTTTTTTAAAGAACAAGGGTTACACATATACAATAAGATAATTTACCTAGAGAGTGAATTTACAAGATTCTCACAAGCAAAGAAAACGCTACACAGTAGGAAGTTTCCAAAAGCAGATCAAAAGATATTGGTTTTTTTCAAAGGTGATATGAAAAAAATTAAAGATGGGTTTCCTGCAATTGGAAGACTTTAAAAAAGTATACAATGGGTTTTATGCAAGAATAGATAATCGTAAGTATAATACGTGGTGCAAATACACATCACGTATTGATACTTATGGTTGTGGTTGTGCCTACAATTGTGAATACTGTTATTCTAGGCACTTACTATCTTTTAGAAAAAATTGGAATCCAAGTAAGCCTAAAAAGGCCCTTATTACAGAAATAGAAAAAAGAATATCTATATTACCCAAAAATGAAGTTGTTAAACTTGGTGGTATGACTGATTGTTTCCAGCCAATAGAGCTTAAGGAGTGTGTAACTTATGAAACTATTAAATTATTAAATAGGTATAGGATAAATTATTTAATAGTAACTAAAAGTAATATGGTATCACATGACAAATACATAAAAATATATGATAAAGAGCTTGCCCACTTTCAAATAACAATAACCTCAACAGGTATAAATAAATATGAAAATGCCCCAAATGTTAAATTTAGAATAGAATCAATAGAAAAATTGTATAAAATGGGATTTGACGTAAGTATAAGATTAAGCCCTTTTATTATAGAAAACATAGACTATAAAATATTAAATAAAATAAAGTGTGAAAAGATATTAATAGAATTTTTAAAGGTAAACCACTTTGTTAAGAAAACTTTTAAGATTGATTATTCAAAATATACTTTAAAATATGGAGGCTATACACATTTGGGATTAAGGGAAAAGATAAAGCATATTAAAAAAATAAATAATTTTAAGCAAAAAACAATAGGTGAATATGTTAAGTCGCATTATAAATACTTTAGAGATAACTACAATTATAACAAAGAAGACTGTTGTAATATAAGTATAACAAACCGTGAATATTATAATATAGTTAAACAAACAACATTATTTAGTTAATATAACGGAGGGGAAACCCTCCACATTAAAGAGGTGAAAAATGAAAGATGAAATAGTATTAGTTAAAACTAAGGTAGATAAAGGAGACTCCTTTGCTTGTAAGTTGTGTCATTACAAAGGTAGATGTGAAGATGATATAATAATACAGTGTAAGTCTGGATACAACTATCAACTAAAGGAAGATGTGTAGTTATGAAAATCTTAGTTATAATAATCGGCTTACTATGCTTAATAGGTTGTAATCCAACAAATTCAGATATAGATAAAAGCTGGACTAGTAGAATTAATAAATCAGAAATATACGAAATAGATATTCCTGAACATATTAATACTAGGTATGAATTACAAATATATATTGAAGATAGCGTAGTATATAAAAGTGATGGTGTAGACAATTGGCAAACAGCTCAAGAAACATGGAGATTAAAAACAGGAGATTGTGAAGACTTTTGTATACTATACATCAACCTACTGTACAGTGTAACAGGTGAAAAAGCGTCTTTAATAGCTGTAGATAAAAGCACTATGCAAAATACAAGGACTATTGTTAAAGGCGGCATAGTTAATCATATGCTAGTACAGTTTGAAAATGGAGATATATATTCTCCTCAAAATGGTAAATATATAAATGCTACTGTAGGATACAAATGGAGTTTTGAGGAACTGTTTAATTAAAAGGGTGTAAATAATGAGTGATGAAGTAGTATGGAGATTTTACAGAAGATACAAACTTAGTGGACTTGATAAGGTACTAGCATACTTGCCAAGAGTAGGAAAGGCACCTTACAAGGCAGCTATTACAAAAACTACAGATTATGCATTATATGAGCTATGGTTAAGTGTGCAAGTGTTAAAAAGAGAGTTTGTAAGAATATTCACACATAAATAATAAATTAATTATATTAATAAAAGCTGGCTAATATTAAATAAATAGTAATAAGGGGTAGCCGATACTTATTACATGGCCAAAAAATAGTATTAGCCAGCGTTAATAAAGTGGAATAAACAAGTATTGTAAGATGGAAAAGGGAAATAATGGCTAGACCTACAAAGTTTAAAGAAGAGTATAAAGACCAATTACGCAAAATGGCAACCTTTGGCCTTACAGATGCTCAAATGTCCGATGTTATAGGGGTTACAGAGCAAACTTTAAACAATTGGAAAAAGTCAAAACCTGAGTTTTTTGAGTCCTTAAAGGCTGGCAAAGAGTTTGCAGATAGAAGAGTTGAAAGGGCTTTATACGAAAGGGCTATTGGTTATAGTCATCCTGAAGATAAGGTATTTAACAATTCAGGAAAGAAGTTAGTTGTCCCAACAATAAAGCATTACCCACCAGATCCAACCTCATGTATATACTGGCTAAACAATAGAGACTCTGAAAATTGGAGAAACAAAACAGTAGTAGATGTTAAAGACAATGAAGGACTAATCAGGAAATACTTTGAGAGTATGAATCCAGATAAGAAATAAAATAATTTAATCTTTTCCTTGCATTACTAAAATAATTATAGTATATTATTAAGGTAATGATAATTGATAACAACATAACAAGGGTGGTTAAAATGGAAAGAGAAGAAGCTATCGCACAATACTTGATGTCGGAAAATAATTACAAAACAGCTTGTTTGGCATGTAAAAAAGATAGAATAGCAAATCGCGATTTCAGAAGGGGTGCTTATGAGGCTTTAAGGCTTGCTGAGATAGATTTGATAGATATTAGCTTTGATCTTGTAGAGAAAAGGCTTGGTGAACAAGGTAAGTATGGAAAATTATTAAATGAGATTTTAGAAAACCCAGAAGCAAGAAAAGAAGCTGCAAAGTTATCACTGTTACTAAACCAGCAAATTAAAAGAGTTAATAAAAAATGAAACCGCACGAACAATGTAAAGCGGCGGGGTTAAAAAGCCTCGCTGAATTATCAGAAATAACAAAGGTGAGTGTACAGACTTTAAATAATTGGTCTAAAAATAAACCTGATTTATTTGAAGCTGTGATACTTGGTGGAAGGGTAGTAAAAGGGGTATGGGTAATAAAACAAGCAAAGCAATAAGTCAAAATACATGCATGCAAGATTGGCAAAAGAGGGTTATTTGTGAGCGAGACGAGCTTATGTGTAAAATTAATGATTTAAGTGATTTTTTTGATTCAGGAAAGTTTATTAGTATTCCTAAGGTTGAGCGTACGGATTTATATGCACAATGTTCAATTATGGGTAAATATATAGATGTATTAGATAGGCGAATTAAAAGGTTCTAAGCAGGGGAGGCTTATAACTATGGACACATATATGATTATGTTTAAGCTAGTAAGATCTTTTTCAATAGGTTTTACTATTCATTCTCCGAAACTGAATGGTTTTAGTGTTGAGTTTTGTTTTGCATGTTTTATATTATCAGTTTGGGGTAAAGGCCGTAAGTTGTTTGCAGTAAGAAGCTACTGGAAAGGGTAAACAAATGAACACTGGAATACTAGATAAGCTAGATCAATCATTAACAACAGAAGAGGCTGAGGCTATGGAGTTTTTAGATATTGAGTGTTTAAATGAGGATAGTGAAAGGTGTCCGTTAGAAGATGTGTAAAAAGCTATTATCAAAAGCAATAAGCAATCTTAAAAATATCTTAGATATAATAATTGATGTTAAAAATATTATCACAACAAGCGATTGCCCCTTAATGGATCCACCAAGTATTAAGAATGTACTAAATGATGATGGCAGCCTATTTATGGATTTTAACAATGAACCAATATGCATAGGTGATAGAATAATGGTGTCATGGAGTGTTGATAATACCCATAGTGTTAGTAGTGAATGTATAATTAGGTACTCAAAGCCTTTTGACTTAAGGTACCCGTACATGATAAAAATAAATGGATATCAAACATTTCCATTGAGTGAGTTTTTATTAATGTATAGTAAAATAAAAATGACCAAAAGAATTAAAAAAGTTGCACACACATAAAACAATTATTATATTAGAATTAGCGTAAACGAGATAAACGCAAACATCAAAAGTTGTTCTTTCAAATTAAAAGATTCGGGTTATTAGCTCACAGGTTTAACAACGCCTGACTCGGGAGTGAACACCCTTTTATTATAATGGGTGGTAATATGGGAGTAGATTTAAGGATTCTAACTCAATACATCAATAATGACCAGTGTGATTTCTCGCATGATATTATTGGTTTTCAGAGAGATTACAAGCTGTTTGATATATTTGAAGAAGCTGAAAAGAAACATGGTGTAGTATCTATGCCGTTTATATCATTTGTCGGTGATATATCGGATGAGAATTATGACTATACTTATGGTAAGACAAAAAAAACTCCTTATGGTGATGATATTAAATTTATTCTAGTTAAAGATATAAAAGTAGCACTTATGCATATTGATGGTGATGTACACTGGAGAAATAAGGCATGTATTAGCTATATATTAGAGTTGCCAGATGATCTGAAACTATGGCTATACTGGCATTAGTCTTAGTAATTAAACTCAATAACACCCCTCAAGCCTCTAAACTATGCTCATTCCGAGGGGTTCTGTAAATTGTGTAATAGCGTGTATATGTAAAACTATACCAACGGAATGGTACAAGTTGTGGGGTAAAACGAGCCGCCTTCCCCACGCTATTACATTAAAATTTGGAAAGGGAAACAATGCAAAGTCAAGAAACAGAAAATAGATTAATCGATGATCAAAAACTCAAAGATGAGCAAGAGTACTTAAAAATCAGGCTTGAACAAATAAACAGGCGTAGTCAGAGAATGGCTAATAGCTACAACGACATGAATGATAAAACAAAGAGCGAAGATGGACACAATCCAGTAAACTCTATAATACATGCATTCTCAGTTGAAATGCAGGATATGAACGAGGCATTTGGTAGTAGGCTTGCTGCTATGGATGACAAATGATTAAACTAATAAAGAGCCTTTTCAAGAAAAAAGAGTATCCTGTTGATATAGATATATGGGATATTGAATTAGATTATGTTATTGGCGATGTGATACAGGATTAACAATGATATCTAAACTAATAATAATAAACACAATACTATTTATACTACATCTATCAGGAGCTATAACACTTGGAACCTACAACGCTGTTAAAGGCAAGAAGGCAAGTGATTACAAGTGGATCAAGGTGTTAAATGTAACTTTTACTATTAATATGATTGTTTTAGGTATATTAGTGTTATATGATGTTTTAATTAATTTTAAAG